AACGCTCGAAACCATTGATTTAATAATGTTTATTTAACTTTTCTTTTTTGAATTTACAAATTCTCAATATGTTAAATTAAACTGCTCTACAAGTAGAAATCGTCCATTGATTTATCCTGTTGGTCTTGCTGGATTCCGATGTATCGAAGTGTGATATCCGGACTCGCATGATTGAATAGAACCATCAACATTGCTACATCTTTATTGTTCTTGTAGTGATGGTATCCAAATGTCTTGCGCATCGTATGTGTTCCAACGTTCTCGATTCCAATATCTTCTGCTGCAGCTTTGAGAATGTAATAAGCAGCTTCACGAGTGATTGCTTTATTCTTTCCCTTTCTGCTTTTGAATAGATAGTCATGTGGGTTCATGTCTTTGATGTACTCTTGTACTTCTTTACGGAAAGACCTGTTCATCTTTCTTTTGAGAATCTTTCCTGTCTTTAACTCTCTGATGTTCACATACTGCCCTTGAACATCCTTAGCTTTTAATTTAATAATGTCACTGATTCTTAATCCAAGATTAATTCCAAATACGAACAGCATGTAGTTACGTTCGTTCCATTCTTTTAAATAATCTTTCATAGCCTGGATGTCATCAGGGTCTCGAATAGGTTCTACGAAGTTCATACTGTTTCCTTTCTTAAAACTAAAGAGCGTACTTATTAGCACGCTCTTTGACAGTTTTTGTTGGTTTATCTGGGGAATTACCGTGAGTGGAGTCGAACCACTCTACATCCAACACGGCACTGTTAGCAGTCGTCCATGCTGCTAACTTGGATACACCTTTTTCAGGACTGGCTTAGATAAAGCTGTTTCCGCAACTTCATCTTTATTTACCTACTTTTTCTACATTAACATTATAACTTATTTCTACATTGTTAAACTTTCAAATTACTTTCAAAGTTCTCCCAAGAAAGAAAACAAATCTTCTATATTCTTTCCTTTCTCGTACTTTAAGAATGAGCCTCCATCATAATAATGCGCAAATTCTATCATTGCTTTATCCAACAATCTGTAGAATTCAGTCGATGAATAACCTAAGTCCATATATATAGCAATGTCACTCACATTACTCTTAACATACTTCTCAATCAGAACCTGTCGATAATACGGATCACGTATCTTATTAATAGCTTGCTCTATCTTATCCATGTAGCTTCTGGCTGTTTCTTGTCTGACTATATGTTCTTCGATAGGATTGTGCACAGTTCCTGTGTAACTTCTAGGCTCGAATGAGAATACTGCTGTAATCTTGCTTACATAATTTTCTCCTGCAATCTTCTTGAGAGTCTTGTAATGTTCTAAGACTTCTGCTACTCCTCTAATCGTGGCCTTAGTATCTAGCTTCATCTAACTCCTCCCTTAGAACGGCAAGTCATCCTCGCTGAATTCGATTGGTTCATCTTCATTACTATTGAATACAGGTTGATTGTTTCTAGATTCTGTTACTTTCTTTGGTTCTAGTAATGAGAAGTTTTCAGCAACTACTTCTGTGATGTATTTTTTTGTGCCGTCTTTCTCATAACTTCGTGTTTGGATTCGTCCTTCGATTCCAACTAATGAACCTTTGTTTGTGAACTTGATAAAGTTTTCTGCAGCAGTAGACCACATTAAACAACTAATGAAATCTGATTCGTATTCACCATTTTGGTTTTTGAATTTCTTTTGCACTGCCACACTGAACTGTGTGTACTTAGTACCGTTTGTTGTAAATTTTAGTTCCGGTCTTTTTGTCAATCTGCCTACTAACACAACGTTATTAATCATTTACTTACCTCCAAATATTTCTCGTGTTCTTTCAAATCGCCTTTAAGAATTCTACTTACTCGTTTAAATTCTTTGATTGCTTGAGACCTCATAGGTTTAATTCCGTCCTTACGTGCCTCGTCTGTTTCTGGAATGTAATATCCAGTTCTACCGTTACGTTCTCCAATGATCACAATGCCGTATCGATTAACTAACGTATCAATTACTTTCTTAACTCTACGCTCCGATAGCTTAGTAATACTTGAAATATCCACTCGGTTAATTCGTCTAGTATCACTTACTGGAATTAGTCTTAATACCATTCGCTCTTCTGGACTCATTCTTTCCATTATCCAAGCTCCTTTAATTCTAGTAATCTATCTAAGTTGTAACCTACCCAGGCATTATCGAAATTTTTATCTAATATAACAACTGGCATACTTTTGAATCCCAGTGATTTAATTTCTTCTAATGCTTCCGGATTTTTAACCACATCCACTGTGTCGTATGGAATTTTATTTTGATTTAGCCAGATTTTAGTCATCTCACACTGGATGCAATTTGGTTTAGAATAAACTGTTAACATCGAAATCCTCCTTGTCAACCGATAAACCTAACAATTTTTTTGAGTCAAAAATCATTTTTTTCTTTTTGCCATCTTCCACACTTACATAATTAAAGATAATAAGACCCGTCACATACGACTCTTGTTCTAAATTAGTTACATTTTCAAATATTAATATTTTTCCATTTTCTAAAAATAAATTTAGTTCCATTGTTATTTCTCCTTCATATTTTCAAAAAAATCCTTAATCTGTTCTATTTCTCTTGCGTTTTCTTTAACCTTAATTCTATATGGTTCACCAGCGAGGTCGATTTCTACAAACTTTCCTGTTGCATCTTCACCTAATGCCATACTCACTACAAAACGTGGATTTATCAATACTGTTCTTTTAGAAAGTATGTCATAACAAATTATCATCTACTCACACTCCCAGTATTCAGATTGATTACGTGTGATTCGTTTGGGTTTAGCGTTGCTTCAACCAATACGAAATCTTTGCCGTTTTGAACTGCCTTAACCGTCACGTTCTCACCTTCCATATTTGGAAGAATAACAATCGGCTTCACGTTTGACGGTACATTTTTAGGAAGCTCAAATGTAAGATAGGTCGGTGGAACTGAATCCACAGCGCCTATATTTTTTCGGTCTTTTTCAGTTAAAGGTCTAGCTTTATCTTTACTCTTATCGTTCCGTTCTTCTAATCCTTTTTCTAAATCTGTTAAGTATCCTTTTCTTAACGCTCTTTCTTCTAAATGCCGTGCAGCTAATATCACCCACACACTTTCCGAACGGCTTTCGATATCCTCTAGACCTTTAAATGAATAACCATTATCACTAAATTCAATAGTTACTTTTTTCATCTACTCACCCTCCACAAACAATTCTTTGATTTCATCTCCAAACAATTCAATTGCACATTCGGCATCTTCTCTGTTTTTGAAGTATCCAAAAGTCGGGAATCCATTAATACTATTAGGAAGCCATAATGATTTTAACTTTTTATCCTTGCAATCAATCTCCCATTTTTCATCTTGAACGCTAAAACCCCTGTTACATTCATCTCTAAACGCTCTAAATCGTGTAAGTAGGTTTCTACGTTTTGATTCTAGTTCGGCTGCTTTTCGAGTTGGGAAGATGTTGCCCTGATTAAATGATTTTTTATTAGAAACACAATTATCCCAAAAAACAAATTTAACTGAACCTCTAGGATTAACAAGATAAAATCTATCCCCTTCTCTATACGGGCATTTCATCTCCCACCCGTTTTCCATTCGTTCGATTTCTGCTTTCATTTCTTTTATCTTGGCTTCCATGTCTGCTGTTTGTTGTTTTAGTATTTCTAGGTTTGTCATTGTTTTTCTCCTTATATCGCCTTCAGAGCAGTTTCAAATCCTACCAAGAAAGCGAATCGTTCATCGTAACTCATTTCTTCGAGCTGTTCATAATTGATATCTTTTTGGAACTGCTTCAACGCTCTGTCATACATCAACATGTCCTTATATTTGCAATGCGCCACAATCAAGTAATGTACATCGTCTTTCAATTTATCTATTAGTTTCATTTGATATCCCCTTCTTCAATCAACCAATCAATATTTTTACGAGCTTTCTTTAAATCTTCAACACCGTTTTTTTCTGCGTATCGTAATAAATATTCAACCGCGCTACACCAACGATGCGCCTCCATACCGCTTTTATTTTTCACAAAGTTTTCTAAGACTTCTTTAACTTCTAAACCTTTGTCACCAATATAGTGGCTTGGTTTGTTTACTGCCTCTTTGATTTTCGCATTTTCAGCTGATTCTTTGCTCACGTTCACCAAATCCATTACTGCACCTCTTTCACGAACACACCGTTGATAACTTTACCTTTACGGTCCTTAATCTCGTTATACGCACTTTCTAGGCACTCCATGAAATTGAGTTTGCGCTGCATGCAATATCCGATTAGGACTACTGTAATATCTCCAACCGCGTCAATTTCTTCATCGCGGTTAATAGTGATATACGCTTCTTTTAATTCGTCCACTTCTTCTTGTAGTTTGATTAGCTGTCCGCTACCGTCTAATGTATCCAGGTCACGTTCTACAAACCAGTTTTGAACTAATCGGATTAACTCTTCTCGTTCGATTCGTCTTTTTTTAATTGGATCATTTAAATTCATTTAATTCCGGCTCCTTCAAAATATTCTTCTAATCTGTCCATGATTTTCTTACGTGTGTTCCAACCAATCTCGTATGGGTTACGCAAGAATTGATTTAACGTTGTTGTTCTAACTTTCAGGATATCCTTAGCCATGTGATTGAAATTATTCTCAGAACCTGCAATCATCTTTTCAATATCTGCCCTGGTATCCATCAATAATGAATCGTACAAAACGTCTAACCTATTAGGTCCGATGTTCTTTTCCATCTTGTTTATGTGGAACGGTTTAGAAACAGCTATCTCAATGATGTTTCCACTCAATCCGTTTTCCTTCATGTATTTTCTAGCTTCACCGTACTTTTTGAATTTCATAGCTTCATGTTGACTTGCTTTTAATTCAAATGTTTTAACTGGATGTCTTCTGTCCAGATATCCGGCTATGCTGCTGTGGTCTACAATTTGTTTAAAATACATATTGCTGTTTTTAATCGCAAATGCCATACTCATTCTCCAATTCCGCCATGATTTCAATATGGCTTCTGATTTTCTTCATTACTTCGCTGTGTGGCTCTGAAACTTGGTAAGTGGCTATTATTACATCATTTCTATCCTCAACTAATCTAAATCCATACATCTTTTCTAGTTGAGCCACTTCCAGCGCTTGCCATATAGCTTTGTCTTTCTGTTCTTCCTGCTTTTCAATGTATTCTGCTGCATACGGAAGATGTTTATACATACTCATTGCCTTAATGTTCTTCTGACACTTCTTAGCCTCTTGCAACATGATCATTACTGCTCGAGTTGTTTTCAATCCTTCCGACTGCATAATTTTTTCGAACTCTCTTGCATTCATCTACGCTCAAACTCCTCTACAAAATTCATTTGAGCTTTATAGAACTTGAATGTTGAATCCATCAAATCGCCTTCACGGTTCTTCTTGATAGAGAACTTCACTCGTTGATAGCCTTCGTGATTTTCTTCTGTCTCTTCGTTGCTTAAGAATCCAACGACATTTGAATCTTGCTCGATTGAGCCTGACTCTCTTAAATCACTCAAAATTGGTGATTTGTCCTGGCGCTGTTCAACTCCACGAGATAACTGCGATAAGATAACGATAGGCACTTGATGTTCATTAGCAAGATTCTTCAATTCCCTTGTAATCTGCTCGATCTGTAACCTTCTATCACGATTGTTGTTAACTTTGATTAAACCAACATAATCGATGACTGCTAAATATTTACCTGGTGCTTGACCTGCAGCACGTTCTTTAATAATTCCAAGAATGTGATTTAGTTCAGATACCGTGTCGTAGACTTTCAAGTCTTTCTGCTTGAAATACTCAATAGTCGCTCTCACTAGCTCTTTATCTCCAGGCTTTAGCATTTTATTCATTTTTCGCAGGTAGTACGTGTTTAACGTAGTCATTTTTGAAACGAATCGTGAGAACACTTCTTTTTTGCTCATCTCAAGACTAAACAGGTCTACTCTTAAACCTTCATTTCTCTGTAGCGCTCTATCGATTAGATTGATTGTCCAGGCACTCTTTCCGACTGATGGTCTAGCACCCACCGTCACTAACATTCCAGGACCAATTCCACCTCCAAGTGCTGCATCTAATCCACTGAACGTCTTAATCCCGTCTTCAATATCGTGTTCAAGTTCATACTCAAATTGTTCAAACGTTTCTGATAAGTCTCCGACGTTTCGTTTTCTGGATAGCTTAGAAATCGCATTTAACAATTCAAGCATTTCTGCTTCTAGTTGCTTAGTTGGAAATGCTGTGTGTTCAGCTTTAACCTTTTCGAGTTTAGCTCTCAAATATTCACGATGTAGTTGGTTAGCCAGGTATTCTAATCCGGATGTTGTTGCGCTTTCTTGCTGCAAAGCCATTAGATACTCATATCCAATGGAATTTTCCTTCATTTCTGCTCTAACTTTAGCAAACAGCTCCATCAATCCATCTAAGCGACTACCGTAATTATTTAATATTTCAAAGATCGTTTTAAAATTGTTATCTGTGAACCATTCCGCCTGCAGATACGTTGATTGAGCTTTATCGAAATCTTGTAGGATTGCAGATATGATTGATTTTTCTAACTCGTAATTGTTCATTGCCAACCCTGCCAATTCTGTCCGTATAAGTCTCTCATCTTGTCTTCAACAGATTGTCCAAACGATACATTTCTATTCACTCTAGATGGTGCCTCGTTTAAGTAGTCCTCGAACTTCTCGCTAAATAGTGTGCGTGGTCTGAGATATTGATTCATCTTCTCATTGTTTAACCACTGTTTACACTTGATATCGATAACTCTTTCAAAGTCCTCTACAGTAAATTCGTTATCTAGTAGCTTATGGATTAGCTGTGCTGTCTTCTTAGTCTTAGCTGAATATTTCTTTCCAGTTCGTTTATTTAGATAATCGATAATGTGTCTAGTCTCCTCAGTCCATACAACCTTGAGCGGTTTCTCCTCGGAGACATTAATATTCTCTGTAGTATTCTCTGTGTATTCTCTGGTATAGGTCTGTTCATTTTGAACACATCCATCTGTGCAATCTGAACACATCGTCTGTTCATTTTGAACACATCGTCTGTTCACTTTTTTTTTTTTCTATTTGGT